CCGGCGGGGATGGAGAAGTTCTGGCCGGCGAGGATGGCGCCGGCGGTGATCGACCCGGAGGCGATGAACGTGCCGCCGGAGGTGTTGTCCCACAGCGACACGTGGGTGTAGGTCTCCGACGTGGAGACGCCGGTCCAGGTGATGGCGGCGTTGTTGGTGGTCGACCCGCCGGCGGGGGCGGCGAAGGCGCCGGCGGCGGGCCGGGTGGTGTTCCCGGCCGGGTTGGAGGTGCCGGACGCGCCGGGGGCGCCGACGTGGAGCTTGACGTAGGTGGCGGCGAAGCCGGCGAAGCCGGCGCCGTTGAGGAGCAGGCCGAGCACCGAGTTGGCCACGCCGGCGGAGATGTTGTCAGCCACGTTCGAGTCCTTTCACGATAGGTAGCCGTCCTGCCAGGTGGCGGTGACCTGGGTGGCGGCGGTGGTGGCGGCGCCGGACAGGGCCAGGGTGGACGTGGACGGCTGGGGGGGCGTCCACTGCCACGACGTGCGGGCCCAGTCCAGGTAGGCCAGGCGGGGCGCGGCCGGGTCGCCGTCGAGGAGGACGGTGCGGGCGTCGGTGTCGATGGCGATGAAGTGGCCGGCGGGCAGGGTGTAGGTGGCCACGAAGGCGATGGTCCACACCGGGCCGGCGGTGGGGGTGAGGGTGATGGTGGCGCCGGTGATGGGGCCGGTGACGCGCAGCAGGGGGCGGACGGGCATGTCGCCGGCCGAGGCGATCGTGGCCGTGGCGATGGTGGTGGCGGTGACGGTGCGCACGGTGGGGTCGCGGGCGACGGGGTCGGCGGCCACCCATTGCAGGAGGATGTCGCGTTGGGCGGGGCCGGCGACCGGCCACGAGTAGCCGGCGGCGCGCAGCGTGAGGGTGCGCTCCGGGTTGCCGGGCCGGTCGAGGACGTAGTGCAGCACCGGGCGGGCGGAGGGGGCCATGAACGGGGCGAACAGGGTGGCGGCCTTGTCGATGGTGGCGCCCGCCCCGGCCACGGCGGTGATATTGGCCGACACCACCCTCGAGCCCATGTACTGGGTGCGGTCGGCGACGCCGTCGCGGTCGGGGTTGTTCGACACGACCTCGCGCACGGCCGGGAAGCCGATATCCAGGCTCGAGCAGAAATAGCCCTGGGCGGCGTCCTCGAGGTTGACGGCCTGGGCGCCGAGGACCAGCCAGGCGCCCCGCCCGCAGCCGCCCACGCTGACCGTCGACGTGGCCGCCGTCGTGGTGAGCGGTCCTAGCGCCACCGTGCAAGCGGTGCTGAGGATGGTGGCGGCCGTCGGCTGGAAGGCGATCCCGACGACCCCGCCGACTGCCGCGGCCCCGCCGCGGAAGGTGGGGCCGGTCACCGCCGTCCCGCTGGCGGTCTGGTAGGCCAGGCAGGTGAGCGCGCTACCGGAGAACGTGACCCGCTGGTCGGCGGTCCACGGCGCTCCCGGTGTCGACGCCGACGCCGGGCCGTACCCGGCCCAGTAGGCCACCCAGTCGGTGGTCGACGCCAGCCCGGACAGGTCGTTGCCCTTCAAGACCGCCGAGGTGGTCGTGTTGAAGGGGGCGGCGATCACGTCCTGAGGGGTCGTGGCGGACAGGCCGGACACCTCGTAGATGAGGAAGCCGTTGTTGTCGGTGGAGGTCGACACCGTCACCGTGTCCGCCCCGCTGGAGGCCGCCACCGCCCAGAACAGTTGCACAGAGGCCGACGTGTTGAAGTTGTTGGTGGCGTAGTGCCAGGTCGAGCCGCGACTGTCGCTGACGGTGCATGTCGGCCAGTTGGGCGTGTCGCGGAAGACGAACGCCACCAGCAGGTTGCCGGCGGTCACGCTCGACCCGAACGCCAGGCTTTGGGGGCTGGCGGCCCACACCCGGGCCGCCGACTGGACTACGGCAGGCGCCATGGGCTCAGATCCTCTGGGTTTGCACGGTCCAGGCCACCCGGCGCATGAACGCCTCGACGTCGACGTCGGAGGAGAAGTGGGCGTTGGCGATGGCCACCACCGGGCCGGCACGGCCGGCCAGGGCGGGGGTCTGGCCGGCCGGGATGACGGTCTCGCCGGCGTGGGCGTAGATGAGTCCGGTGTAGGGGACGACGCCGCCTTCGGCGAAGAGCTTGATGTTGGTGCCGGGGATCTTGCCGGTGGTCAGCCCGCCGAAGACGGAGCCGAGATTCAAGGGGATCTTGCCGAACGGGGACGGCAGCTGGACCTTGAAGTTCTTGATCTCGTCCATGACCCGTTTGAATTCGTTGTAGACGCCGTCCCACATGCCGACGGCGGCCCGGGCGATACGGGCGGGCAGGCCGGCGAAGAACGAGACGAGGCCGTTCCAGTGGCGGACGATCTCGAGGACGGCGAGGCCGACGGGGCCGGTGAGGATGGCGAGCAGGAGCGGCCAGTTGGCCTTGATCCAGTCCCACACGTCTCGTACGGCCGTCTTCATGGCCTTCCAGATGGTGGTCCAGTTGCGGTAGATGAGGTAGGCGGCGACGCCGAGGGCGGCGAGGGCGGCGATGATGAGCAGGATCGGGCCGAGCGACGCCCACTCGAAGGGGACGGAGGCGGCCTCGGCGGCGGTCATGGCCTCCCGGGACTTCTTGGCCGCGTCCTGGGCGGCGCGGTACTTGTCGAGGATCTTGCGGCCGACGTCGATGGTGCCGCCGACGACGGCGAACGCCTGGCCGGCGACCTGGAGGACGGGGCCGTACTTGTTGCCCCAGGCGGCGGCCTGGTCCTCGATCTCGGTGGTGAGCGCCTTGAGCCGGCCGGTGAAGGTGTCGGCGGCGGCGGCGGCCTGGCCCTTGAGCTTGCCGGACAGCTGGTCGAGGGCGCCGCCCTGGGCCTTGGTGGCCGTGGCGGCGGCCGTCTGGGCGGACGTCGCCTTCTGGTGGGCGGCGGCGGCGGCGGTGGTGGTGGCCGTCACCTTCTGCTGGGCGTCGCGGAGGCGGACGGCCTCGGTGACGGTCAGCCTCTTCTTGGCCGCGTCGATCGTCTCGAGGTCGGCGAGGCGCTGCTTGGCGGTGGCCGCGGCCCGGTCGGCGGTGGCCGCGGCGCGGGTGTCGGCGGCCGCCGCGGCGGTGACGGCCTTGGTGGAGGTGACGGCGATGCCGAACTCCTTGAGGAGCTTGGTGGAGCCGTTGTAGACCTTGGCCAACTGGGTGGCGGCCGTGGTGAGGTCCTCATGCTTGGCCGCGGCGAGGTCGGTGGCGGTGGACAGCAGGTCGAAGGCCTTGGTGGGGTCGCCGGTGGCCTGGGTCAGGATTTGGAGGGCGTTCTGGGTCTTGTCGGCGGTGTCGCCGAACTTCTCGTTGTGCTTTATGGCCTCCTCGACCCGGGCGGAGTAGTCGTCCCAGGACCGGCCGGTGGCGTCGATGGCGGCCTGCAACTGTTGGCGGGCGGCCTGGTCCTTCGAGCCGAGGATGGCCAGGCCGGTGCCGACGCCGACGAACGCGCCGCCCAGGCCGAGCATGACCGTCCCGACGTGGCGGCCGGTCTCGGCCAGCTCGCCGAACGCCTGGTTGGCGGTGGCCAGGCTCTCGCCGAACGGGCCCAGGATGCCGCCCTGGTTGAGGGTGGACAGCATCTGGCCGATCGTCGACGACACCCCCTTGGCGGTGTCGCCGGCCTTGCCCTTGGCCTGGTCGAAGCTGCGGCCCAGGCCGGTCAGGTCGCCGAGGATCCGGACCATTATCGAAGGGCCGGACGGCACCTCCTACCTCCCCGCCGGCCGGTTGGCGGCGCGCACGGCGTCGGCCTCGGCGGCCATCACGGCGATCATGGCCTCCCACATGTCGTCGTCGAGGGCGTCGACCACGGCCGGGCTCAGCTTGTAGTAGGCGCAGACATGGGCGACGGCGAGAGCCCGTTGCCGCCGGTAGGGTCCACCTCGACCATCTCCACCTCGCAGTCGTAGGCGTGCAACCACAACGAGGTGGGGTCGCGGTCGGGGTGGTCGCGCAGCAACGCCCGGAAGGCGATGATCCGGGACGGCTGGCCCTCCATCAGCTCGCCGATCTTGACGCCCGGCTCCAATCGGGCGAGGAGGTCGATGACCCGCTGGGACGGCAGGCGGGCCATGAACGCCTGGGGCACCGAGATCAGCGTGGGCAGCGCCCCGGCCGGGTCAGTCATGGGGATCGGCGCCGGTGTTCGTCCACCCGAAGCGGTCCACCACCCGGGTCACGGCCGTCTGGTAGGCGGCGACGACGTCGGCGGCGTGGGCGCGGGCGGCCGGGTACAGGTAGCGGCCGTCGGGCAGGTAGGGGCGGTCGCCGGGGTAGCCGCCGAAGTCGACGGGCCCGGCGTAGGGGATCGACTTGCGGCCCACCCGGACGGCGGCCCCGGTCCGCGACCCGGTGACGCGCACGCTGCCGGCCAGGGTGCCCGACACGGACGGGTAGGCGTTGCGGACGGCGTCGGCGACGGGCTGGGCGGCCTGCCGGCCGGCGGCGGCGAGGGCGGCGGCCATCTCGCCGCCGGCGGGGTCGGCCAGCCGTGCGAGGTCGCGTTGCAGGGCCCGCAGGCCGATCACGGCCACCGTGGGCGCGGCCGGCATCAGGCCTTCCCGGCGACCCAGGCGCTACCGGACCAGTGGGCGGCGAGCAGGTCGGCGGTGATGACGTACTGGCCGGTCGCCCACGCTGTCGCCGGGGTGGCGGTGATCCCGGTCAACGCGGCCAGGTTGGCCGGGGTTGTGGCCCCGGACGGGGTGTAGAAGCCGGGGGCGCCGGCGGTGGCGCCGGTGGCGGTGACGGCGCCGTTGTCGACGGTCGGCGGGCCGGTCAGGTTCCAGTCGATCTGGACCTGGGAGGCGGTGCCGGCGTCGCCGGCGATGTAGTCGAACGGCTGGGGGATGGCGTACCCGGAGATGATGGGGTTGTTGGCGGCGGCCACCCTCGAGCTGTAGGGGCGGGCCTTGAAGTTGGCGGGCGTGCCGGAGGCGTTGTAGGCGGCCAGCGCCGCGGCGAGGGTCTGGTAGGTGGAGCCGGTGTTGAAGTCCTGGTAGAACGTGACCCGCAGATGCCATTTAGTGACGCCGGGGTAGTCGGTCTCCGAGCAGAACGTGGTGACGGTGACGAGCTTGTTCTCGGGGGCGACCTCGAGGTGGAAGACCTGGCATTTGAGGTTGACGCCGGACAGCTCGAAGTAGGCGTCGTTGAGTATCAGCGGGTTGGCGGCCACCGCCGCCGGGTCGCCGGTGGCCAAGGGCTGGACTTCGTCGCGTTCGATCACGGACATTTGCGGCTCCTCACATTTGTACGGTCAGGTTGACGTCGGCCAACAGCACGTCGACGCCGGCGATGGACGCTTGGCGCCAGGCCCGCTCGTCGGCCGGCCAGCACGCCTGCACCACCCCGCCCAATGTCTGGTTGGCGGTCAGGGCGTGGCGGACGGCGGTGACCAGGCCGTCGACGAGGTCGTCGCCGTCGGCCGGCCCGCAGCAGGAGACGGGCAGGATGGCCTCGTCGATCCCGAACGCCACCGTCGAGTAGCGCACCGAGGCGGGCCGGCCGACGATCACCGCCGGCGGGTTGACGGTGCCCGGCGGCTTCGGGTAGACGAACACGGTCTCCCCCATGGCCGCCTGCAGCACGGACGTGATGGCGGCGGCCGCGCCGGCCCGGTTCCAGGCCATCAGCCGAACACCAGCGGCCCGACCGACGAGTACAAGGCCTCTATGTCGGCGTCGACCCGGCCCACCCGGACGACGCCCAAATCGCCGAACCCCAACGTGCCGTCGATCGAGTCGCGGCGGCGGTACAGCCGGGCGGCGTGGATCAGGCAGGCTTGGTGGCAGGTGTCGGGCAGGACGGTGGTGTCACCCGGGTAGGACGGCTCCCGGGCCGGGCCGAACGTGCCGTCGCCGTTGTCGACCAGGACCAGGCCCAGGCGGCGCTGGCCGTAGTCGATCGCCGCCGACAGGGCCGTCTGGATGAACCCGTCCTCGGTCGGGTCGGGCTGCAAGCGCAGCAGGCTGCGCACCTCCTTGAGGGTCGGCCAGACCGCCATCAGCTGTACGTGTACCCGTTGCTGATAGTGACGTTGCCGCGGGGGTTGGCGACCACGACAGGCACGGTGCCGGTGGCATGGGCGGGGGTCGTGACCCGGATGAGGGCGTCGGACGCCACCGAGAAGGCGGTGCCGGCGGTGCCGCCGAACGTGACCCCGGTCGACCCGGTCAGGCCCTCGCCGTTGATCGTGACGGGGGTGCCGCCGGCGGCGGTGCCATAGTTCGGGGTGACGCTATCGACGTTGGGGGCGGCCAGCAGGCTGGCCCATTGGTCTTTGCGGACGAACAGGCGTTGCGTGCCGCCCGGCAACGGGCTGGTGTCGTAGCGCCACGACCCGGGCAGAGCCAGCGCCGCGGCCAGGTCGGCGGCGGGGTTGTTGGTGGTGGCGACCCCCCACGACCCGGCGGTGGTAAGCGTCCAGGTCATGGGGCGTAGAGGCTGACCTGGTCGATGTAGTGGACCTCGCCGGCCGCCGGCACCGTTTGGACATATGGCAGGACGGCGACGAACCGGCCCGTGGTCGGCACCGGCGCGGTGACCGTCTGGGATGTCCAACCGGTGGTCGAGTCGGCGCCGCCGCCGCTGAAGACAGGGCCGAGCGATGCCCCGCCGGCGTCGAACCATACGACGGCGGTGAAGACGTTCCGGGCCGCTGTCGCGGCCCGAAACGAGCAGGTCGCCTTGTAGGTCTGACCGAATAGGACCGGGATCCCGCTGAGGCCGGCCGGGGTTTGGGCGGCCATGTCGCCGGCCGCGACCGACGTGAGGGCCAGCGAGCAGGCGCCGGCGAGGGCCTGGGCGGTGGAGCTGGCGATCGTGCAGTTGCTGTTGACAGCCCAGCCGGCCGTGGTGCCCGACTCGAAGGACGTCTGGTTGGCGGTGAGCAGGTTGACATGCAACCACTGGTCGTTGCGGACCAGCACCGTGTTCGAGTACGGGTACCACGGATGGGACTGGGGTAGGGCCAGGACGGCGGCCAGCTCGGTGGCCGGGTTGTCGGTGACGGCCGTCGCCCACGACCCGTTAGGCGTGAGAGTCCAGGTCATCGGCCATCACCGACAGTCGACATGCGGCCTGCTACTTCTTGGCCCGGGAGGGGGCGTCCGCCTCGGCCTCAGGCTCGTCGGCCTCGACCATGGTGGGCATGCCGGCCGGCGGCGTCAACGGCACCAGGGCGCTGCCCTGCAAGGCGCCGAAGGCGACGTAGCCGCCGTAGGCGACCTGCACGCCGAGGATGGACGGCTCGATCACCGACAGCAGGCCGATGACCTCCTCGTACACCTCGAACATCGACGAGTTGCCGATGATGCAGGTGCCGGCCGCGAAGGTCGGCACGACGATGCGGGGCACGCCGAGCAGGTCGCCGCGCATGCTGGCGATGGTGGACGTGCCGGGGGCGCCATCCTCGGCGACGGTGTCCTGGGGTAGCACGACGCGGGCCACGTCGACCAGCGACCCGAGGGCGGCCCACACGTCCAGGGAGCACCAGATGCGGTCGGGCATCATGAACCCGGCCTGGTAGGCGTGCATGGCCGCCGTGTAGATGGCCAGCGTCCACCCCTTCAGGTCGTTGGTGGCCACCACCACGGCGGTGCCGGTAGAGCCGGCCTTGAACGCCGCCGCCGCGGCCGTCTCGGTCTGCACCGCGTACACGTTGGCCAGGTCGCGGACGAGGATGTCCCACGCTCCCGGGCTGGTCCAGTCGATGTCCTGGCGGGAGATGTCGACGGTGCCGCCGTAGGTGGTCTTGGCGAAGCTGACCGGGCTTATGGTCATCTTCTGCGAGGACAGCTGGGTCTTCTCGTTGGCGCCGGTGGTCTGCTGGCCGACGGTGACGTGCTGGGTGATCTTCGGCCGGTTGAAGCTGGTGCCGGGGATGTTGCCGAGGGCCTTGGCGCCGCCCACCGACCCGATCAGCGGCCGGTTGGCGTCGATGAGGTCGACGACGGCGCCGACGATCAGCGTGGGCAGCAGGCCGGGGGTGTCGGTGGTCTTCTGGTCGGCCACCACCCGGGCCTGGTAGGCAGCCGACACCCGGGCCTGGGCTTGGGGGTCGGGCTGGTGGTTCTCGAGGCCGCGGGCGCGGACGTAGTCGGCCAGGAACTCGCCGGCCGTCCGATAGTGGGCGCCGTCGCGTTCGCCGCCGTCGGCCCGGCGGGGTTGGGCGGGCAGCCGGTCCGGGCGGGGTTGGGGCAGGGCGGCGGCGGCGGCCTGGTGGGCGGCGCGCATGTCCTCGTAGTCGGCCAAAGGCTTGATCTGGGCGTCGATCTCGGCCAGGCGCTGCTGGGTGGCCGTCAAAAGGCTCTTCTCGGCGTCGACCAGGTCGCGGTCGTCGGACACCTGGGTGAGGACGGCGTCCATGGCCGCCATCTGCTCGGCGCGTTGGACGCGGAGACGATCGAGGACAGGATTCATTGCGGCGTACCTCCGGCGTAGTCGGGTCAGCTGGCGGGGCTGTCCGGCGGGCCGGGTCCGGGCCGGCCAGGGGGCTTAGGAGGGCCCAGGTGGTCGGCAGGGGACGGGCAGGGGTCGGCCGCTTGCGTCGCTTAGGGGGATCGTAGCTGGTCGGCGATGCGCCGCCAGCGATCCACGTCCCGCTCCGGCTTGGGCGGCGGCCGCCACGCCGAGCGGACCATGGTCACCTCGGCGTTCTCGAACGCCGGTGTCGGCGTGAGCGACAC